GTGTCCATTAGTATGTCCAAATTACCTGACCGACCTTGTCGTGGTCATAGTCAACGTGAATAAAATTAGAAGCTACACCAATACGTGTGAATCCTGCTTCCATTAATGCTGTTATTATAGCAAATCTGTGAGCTGAAGATGTACAAGCCAAATCCGCAGCAAGTCCTTTTGTGTGGCTACTCCCATTAACCCCTCCAACTTCACGATTGTGAGCCTTTGTTCTGTAACCTGATGTTATTTTAAAAGGTACTCCTGCGATATCTCTCGCATTGTCTAGTAATTGAAGGAATTCCTTGTCCATTTTTGAGCCTGACCCCTCTTCACTTGGGCAATCAAATTCATTTATGTTAAAATTTCTCATTTCATTGTCTTTTTATAATAATAAGTCTCCTATTCTTTGAGTCTCTAGTTTAAAATTTTGTTTCTCTGTTTCATTATATAAGTGCATCCCTTTTAATTGTGTAAAGTCTTTAGCGGTTACATAATCTACACCTATCAGAGCTACTAAATTACCCTCTCTGTAGTAAGGCATTACAGCCAAACCTTTTATACCTTGCTGTATTAACGATTGTCTTGCTCTAGAATCAGAAACTTTGTTTACATCAGGGTGTATCATTCTGTTTGCTATAACCTCACTTATCCAATCCATATATAGGGCTGTTGGTATATTTTGAAGCCTTTGAGCCTCAGAAGATATGCCTCTAGCCACTACCTCATAGTCACAGCTCATTCTAGACTTATGACTTCCTGTGTAGTATGTAACTCCGTTGTGAAACCTAAAAATATATGCCCTGTCTGCACTAGTATTATCTAGTAATTCGCTTAGTCCATCGTTTATAAGTAGGTCATTTTTAATATTACCTAAAACCAAGTCCTTTGTTGCTATGTTACTTTCGGCATAATCTATTATAGGCTTATTAAAGAGCCATAAAAATCCACTAATAAACATCAAAACCAATACCCACCCCTTGAAACCTCTAATTACTAGAAGTAACTCTTTCATCTTTTCCATAGCTTATGACTAAAAGATTACGTGCCTTGGAGTATTGGGGTATGTCTCATAGGTCTTCCAACCATAAGGGGAAGCATCAAGGTCTCTCCATAGCACATCCACAGCATATCCTGATGATAGGATAGGAGCTGTAACCTCAACTCCATCCTCATCATATACTCCCTCTGTTAGAACAAACTTTCCTAGCCTTATGAAGGAGGCATTTACATCTTCCCCTTGAGCTAGTATCTTCGCTTCAGCTTGTTCCTTGTCGTTAAATTCGTATCTTATATATATCATTATATTGTCGTTAATTCCGTTAATTCTGCATCTGTGAGAGCTGTATTGTATGTTCTCAAGTCTTTTACTTTACCGAAATAGTTCAAACTCCCATTTCCATCATCAAAAGCCAATTCACTTAATCCTATTGGCATAACTGCACCTGTATCTGTTGCCACTTCAATTCCGTTTATCCATAAAGCAGAATCATTACCTTTGTATTTTATAGCGATTTTGTTAAATTGAGTTGTATCATAAGATGTAATATTAAAATTAACAGAAGCTACACCCTCTGAAACAATAGATACAAAAATTTGATTATTTGGCGTGCTATTTTGTAGATATACCCGATTACTACTAGTTCCGTCAGATAATGAAAGCCTTTGTATCGCTACACTATTTGCCAAAGCCTCTATTTCTGCATACAATACCCCTTCAGTTGAATTGAAAGTAGTTGCGTCTCCTGCTCCTGATACTTTATCGGCTAACCTTGTGGCAATCTGTCCTGATGTGGGAATATAGCTAGTAGCATATGGTAAGGCTTCAAGCTGAGCTCCCCAAATATGTGCATCTATATTAACGGCAGCTTGAAAAAGTCTTATTTGCGATGTCTTTGTAGTAGTAGCAATAAAAGTAAATTCATATCTTTCCCAATTATCGGTTATTGTATATGATTGATTTGCACTTTGACCATCAAAACTTGCTTCAAGACTTGTATTCCCTCCGTTGTTTTTCATATAAAATGAAAGTGTGTAGCTTTGACCACTTGTAATCGGTATATCTACACCTAATCTGCCGCCACTACTAACCTTATTAACCCTTGTTGCATTTTGTGTTCCATCAGGCGAAATAGCATTATTTGATGTTACAATTAATGTTGCATTTTTATCCCAACTAGCATCACTAAAATCCTCTGAATGAGTTACTAAATTAGTACTCTGTGGCTCTAGTAAAAGTGAAGGGCATCCTCCTCCCGTGTAGTCTAGTCTAGGAATATTAGTGTCTTCAGTTACTTCTTTGATAGAGATGTTGTCTATTGATAGGGTAGTTCCATTAGCAACCCTAAAACGAATACCTGTTCCGTTTGTAGGTGTAATATAAAAAGTATTTGCACCTATTATAGTTTCACTTCCTTGTATATAGGTATCTCCGAAGTTTGTGCTAATAATCAAAAAATCACTTGTACTATCACTAATAACATCAAAAGTTAATTTATATGTCTTGCCTATTATTGTAGGTGTATTTTGTTGTAAACTATTAACACCGATACCATCACAATTTGCAGAGCCACCACTAATAGACCAACCCGTGTCTTTTGTCCAATCACTATCTGTTGCAAAATCTCCATTAGTTACAAGCTCCCCTGAGAGGATTCTCACATCCTCAACCAACCCTTCCTTATTAACACGAGTTGCACCACTTCCACGCACTACGTCAAAGTCTCCTGCTCCGCTTTCAGGAAGCACACTATATAATTTGCCGTCTTTATAGCCTGTCGGTATTAAGGCTAAACTAGGTTGTATCATCTTATTATTGTTTTATTATTTTATACTAGGAGTTGCACCATCTACACAGCCGATTGACTCGATAGTACCTCCATCTGCTTCTACCCTTATGACGTAATTCCTTGCCAATTCTGACAAGTTCAATAACATCATCATTACTCTGCGCCTACTCATTATATCGTAGCATCAAAGTATGAATCCAATGCAGTCTTTAAAGCTGCAAAACTAGCATAAGGAGTCCCCGATTCGTCTTGTAAGTCAGAGAACAATGTCTTATCCAATACAGATACATTGTTAGTGGTCTTTACAATTAGGAAGTCTCCTTGTTTTTGTCTTTGAATCTCGCAATATGCAGGGTATCTGTATTCGATGCCGTTTAGTATTACCAATTCCTTTGTGATTGTGTCAACGTAAATTTTCATTTTTTTTATATTTATTTATTAGTGTACTATTTTCATTAAATCTCCTGTTCTATAAACCTCTCCTATGGATAAACCTCCTGCTATTGCATCAGCATTGTCTGTATACTCATTAGCAATGAATATTCTAGCTCCTCCATCTAAATTGGCTCTTCCACTTGAATCAAATCCTTCGCAGCTCAATGCTAATGTGCTTACTTCTTGGAAGGTTGAATCTCCATCAACTATAATGTCTCCGTCAATGGTCATATTTCCTGCCACTTCCAAATCATCTCCAATATGCACAACTCCACCGCCATCATAAGAAATTCCGCTTGATGTTGTTACCCATTGCCCTGTATTAGTGCCTATAAAAAGAGATACTACCTCTTGATTGTCTTTTACGATTACTTTTACACTATCCGCCATAACTATATTGATATTACTTTAACACTTCCTTTTAAGTATGTGTGAATCTCTCCGCTTGCAAAGGTTATTGTAACCGAATAATAGTATGTTCCTACTTCCCAAGTCAAAGGAGTGAATGAATCTATTGTAACAAGTCCATTAAGGGCATCTGTGATAGTTATACCTGACCCTATTGATGGGTTATATACAGGAATTCCGGTTAAACAACCATAATTGAAGATAGCTTCAATAGTTGCTCCTGTCAAGTCTATTGGAAGCCCTGTTCCGTGCAAAAACTCAATATCAATGCTCTCAAAAGTATCTCCTTTGACTCTGTCCTTTAGTTTATATGTCGTTATTGATGCCATTATTATATCTTTTTTATGTTTTTATTACTAGCAATCAGCCCCAAGCCCTCTCAAAATAGTGAATTTACTCTCTAAGTCATTTATGAAATAGGCCTGATTATCTTCTTTACCTGAAAGAGTGATTGAATACCCATTCATATCAGAGACATTTGCTCCCGATTTGTCATTCACGATGCCTTCAAGACCATTCCAAATGCCTAAAAAACGACCATTTCCCTGCCTATCTAGGACAATACAATGATGATTTTTCTTTGTTAGCTTCCATAACTCCTGAGTAGATTGAGTTCCTTGTATATCAAAGCTCAAAGATTGCTCATAAACCTCTCCTCCTGCCTCTCTGCTCTGCGTTTCTGTGAAATCCGCAGTCCAAATATCATACTCATATAGGGTTGCTGTTGGCATTGAAGTAATTACCTGACCATTTAGTATGATTTGAGAGCGTGAATAATCAACATACTCCATCAAATAGACCTTTTTTAAGCCTCCTTGTCGGTTATTATTCCTCTTTGCTATACCTTTTGTAAGTGGATATACGCTCATATCTTATCTATTGTGGTAATTATACTCATTTGCCCAATTATCATCCTCATTTCTCATCTCAATCACTCTATTTGAAGGCTGATTGAAGTACCATCCGCTTCTATTCTTAATAGATTTGGAAGCATTGACCTCATCTTGATACGTTTTGTACTCAGGAATGTCGTGTTTACATATCCACTTCATAAACCTGCGAATATAAGAATCAGCGATACCTGAATAAGTGTCCGCTAGTCTCATAATCTCCTCATCACTCATATTCTCTGCATTATCTGCCGTATGCTTGAATGCTCCTCCGTTAGTAATCATATAAGCACTTATTTTAATGTACTCAGCAAGTGCTTGATTCTTTGTGATAGGCTTTATGTACTTATTGTACATTTCAAGGTAGTCTCCTGCCAATGTATTAGCCTCTGCGTGTTCTAGTATGTAATCATACAGCTCTGTTCCAAGAAGCTCTTGAATTGATATGATTTGAGTGTTAGCTATTGAGAAAAGAAACTTGTCTTTATCAACGTTACCCCCTAAAATGGTGGTACTCTTTAACTCTTGTGGTGTGATGAATAAATACTCCATAATTATCTTAGGCTTCCTTTATTAGGTTTATCAATTTCTGCGATTGCCACGTCTTTTGGATTCTTTACAGGCTTGTAACCCTGTCTTTTTGCCTCATTTACGTTCACAGAGTCCGTCTGTTGCATTGCACCACCTTTTTTTGGTGTTCCGTCTGCATTTAATCTCTTTTTGAATACTCTTCTCTCCCATCTGTGGTAGCAATTAACTCCTCCGGCATATAAAAATATATCGTACTTCCCACCTTCGTGAGCAAATTGACCATTTACACCCTGAGAACTCATCAATTCAATGTCTTCCTTGCGAAATACCTTGCCACTATCTGAAAGAGCTTCCATCTTATTGCAAAATGCTCTTGATTGCCCTTTTGGAGTTTTGCTAGTGCCTTTTGTGTAGGCATAGCGAGTCTTCCATAACTTTGTGTCCTGCTCACTTGTTTGGTTAGCCGACATCTGAAGCTCATACTCCTCTTCAGAGCCTAGCTCATAGCCTTCAGGTGGGTCTTGAGCATACATTTCAAGGATTGCATCCATATCATCGCTTAATTGCACCTTGCAACCACATTTAGAGCTCATTTCAACGCTGTCAGAGTCGCTCTCCTTCACTATCTCTTCAATCTCTTCCTCTTGTGTCAATGGCTTGAAGTAAAGGTCTAAATTGATGCCGTAATGCACTAATACCTCCTCCAAAGCTTCCAACATAAAGTCTTGTTTGGGAGCAATTACTCTCTTTAGTAGTTGCTTTTCTGATACATCAATCATATCAGCCTGTGAGCTGAATCCTGTTGCTGAATCTAGACCTACAAGACTAGGAGAGATAACTCTGTGAGCCGTCATAATCTGAGACTTTGCTTCTGACGTCAAGAAATCCCATTGTTTGTGAACTGAACCATTCACAGGGAATGGAGTGATTGATATCTCAACATCTTGGCCATTAAAGCTGATAATGAAGTTGGAAGCATTGCTTGAAGTCGTTAATTTACGCTTTACCTGAGCTTCAAACTCTCTTTTTTCCTCATCTGTGTAATTATCTCCGTTTGGTATGTTAATAATATACCCTGCAGATAGTCCATTCTTAATAGAAGACACATTCATATTCGAAATCTCCTCTTCCATCTCAGCATATTGCAATCCTGATGCATAGCAAGGAGTACCGAAGTACTCATCTCCTATTGAGTAAGGCTTTGCAACATATATTGATGTTCCTGCTTTACCATCCCCAAAAGCTTTGAATGCTTTAGGTATATTTTTCTCTTTCTTGATGTCTTTCCAATCTCTAGAGTACCAATAGTTTTTTATCTGTCCGTTCTCATCTGCAATACTAGGAGCAATCATCTGCTTTGGCAAATGAGTCAATGAATGCAATGAGCCATCTCTATTCTCAACCACTTGGAATGAAAACTCTCCAAATACTTGATAATCTGTAACCATATTCCTTAGCTCTCTAGGTCTTAATATAGAGTGTAAATTTGCCCAATCGTTAACAACTGAATCGCTAATTTTATTAGTGAATCCTAGACCTTTCCCATAAATAAGGGTAGAATAACTTCTGTTGATACTAGCGTTTGTTGGAGAGCCGTTATTTCTATCAATAATATACTGATAAAACGACTGATTTTCCCCGTTTAAAACCCAATTCTTTGACTTGTGTTCAACCACATCAGGTCTCACATAGCTTGATAATGTAATTAGTTTAATATCCATTAGAAATAGAATTTATCTTTTGTTAATTGATACTCTTGAGTATCTTGATTTGTTGCAATCATTATACCTCTGTAAATTACTTCATCTGTGTCATTATCACTCAGGGTAATTTGGTATCTTGTCTCCTCAATGCAAGTCAATGAGAAGTCAAATGATAATTTATTCCCTATCTTCCTGTATTTTGAAGGCTCAGTCAACTCAATACCTGTGGTAGTGTCCTTTATAATAACCTTTATGTGATTGCAAGGGTAAAATCTAGGTACAACCTTTAAAGTGTGGTGTGTGTCTGATGGGTTAATTATCATAATTCTGTCTTATATATTAATAACGAGAAATAGCCTTTTTAGTCCCATAAAAAAACCCTCACAAATTAATGCAAGGGTTTCCAAACCAAAAAAAACTAAACTAAAACCTATTGAACAACTGCTTCAAATGCAGTAATTGTTGCTGCATCTAGTAAAGGAGCCAAATCTTTTGTAGTTGATACACCTGTTAAAGTATATAAATTTCCATCTGATTTTGCACCACCACTTGAGGCAACAATCGTGAAGTCGATTCCGTCATCAAGACCTAAAGCGATGTAGTTTCCATTTCTGTCAACAACAACCGCCTGAGGATATCCTGAAGCTAATAAATTGAACTGAGCATTTGTTGCTGCATCCATTTTCTTGAGTACTATTGTAAGGGTTTGAGTGTTAACTCTGCTTCCTGTATTTCTATCTCCTACCATTGATTGCTCTAATGTGTTACCATCTCCTTCAAGTGGGAACGCATAAGCCTCAGTTAGAAGCACATTCATTGCAGTTGCTTCTCCATCAACAATAGTGAAGGCATCTGAAATGTCGTTATATAGAAATAGCATTGAAGTCCCTCCCAATCCGTCCTTACATACTGCAGAACGTCCTATGTTGATATCACAAGCCATAAAATTATATTGTATTAAATTAAAAAATAAAGGGGAGCAGTTAAACTCCCCTCTTAAAAATTGTTATTATGCTGTTGTAGATAATAACCAAACAATCTCATTCCCATAAGAATATCCAACTGCTCCTCCAAATACTGACTTGTAAAGAACATTTCCGCTGAAATCAACCTCATCCATATCTTTGATACGAATTGAATCAGAATCATTAGCAAGTCCAAGACCTAGAGTGATGTTCTCTTTTTGGAAAATCACGATAGTGTTGTCAGGAAGACCATTCACAACCTGAATTGTGTAACGACCATAAACAAGACCTGTGTTAGCGTCTCCGCCTAGTCCGTTAGCTGCTCCGTTAGCAATAAGTAACTTTGTGTAAGCATCTGCCACGTCAGGAGATACGATAAAGTTAACTGCTTTACGTCTTAAAGAGTAAGGCATTGCCGCTGTAGCTGCATCAAAAGCTGATAATACATTTGTTGAGTCGATTGCTGCTCCAATAGCTGTGATACCATTGTTAGCTTTGATAACGTCTCCATCAGCTGCGAATTGAGTGATTAGACCATTCATTGTTCCTGCAGTTCCTGCTCCGTTCCAAATCTGTCCTTCAAACCATTGAGCTAATTTTGCTGAAGTGTTCTCAACAATAGCTTTAGAGATATCTGCAGGTGCTTGGTCGTTGAAAGCAGATGCTCCCATTCCCTCTCCTGACCACGTTGGTCTGAAGTCTTCCTTGCAGATTTCAAATTCATTCTTGAACTTGTCAAGAGTTAAAACCTTCTCAGAGTAAGCTACTGCATCCTGTGCAGGAGTAGTACCACAAGAGTAATCAGTTACTCCTAAAGTAACGTCAAGGTTTCTTAGGTTTAATTTGTAGCCTACGTTAGGTACAACAGAGATAAGACCTAATCTTAGGGTATCTTCTTCTTTTTGTGCTTGAAGCATTATATCTACTGCCTCAAATCCTGCATAATTACTAGTTATTGCCATTTTTTTACTATTTATTTATTATTAATTAATTAAAATACTTTTTTATTTTGAGTGTCTTTCAATCGCATTACGCAATCCACTCATTTTCACTTGTTTTGGAGCTGAAACGATTGCTTCAGCAACAGGGGTTTTTGAAAGCTCAACCACTTGAGAAGATAGCTCAACATTTTTTCCGTTAACCTCTTCAATCTGAGCTTTTAAAGCTGATAATTGAACATCCATTCCTTCAGCATATTCTCTCAATGCTTCATTTAGGATGTCTTTAACAGCAATCATAAACTCTTCTTCTCCGTTTCCTTGAGGCTCTTCAAGCTCCTCTTCTTTTACTTCCTCTTCTGCAAGTTCTTCGTCTCCTGAAGGCTCTTCCTCAGTAGCTTCTCCCATTGAATCAACAACTCCGTCTTTAACGACTAAAACTGACTCATCTTCTAGGGTATACTCTCCATCAGGAAGTTGTACTTTTTCTTCGTCTTGCATTACGAAAACCGCTACCCCAACTTCAAGAGTCTCTCCCTCGAATTGGATGTCTAAGTCTCCTGATTTTACACTACCTAATTCAACCGCCACTTCTTGAGCATCTGCTCCGGCAACAATCTCTTTAAGCATTGTTAAAATGCTCTTTTGTTTTTTGTTCATCTTTATTTCTGTTTTTAAATTAATCTCCTGTAAGTCCACAAACGCATCAACTGAGAATCCTTGAACTTTACCACTTTTTACATAGTCATTCCAAATCTCATCATTGTCAATTTTCATAGTTGCAACCCAACTCCCTTTAGGATAACTCATTCCAAAGTTCGCTGACTTGTCAATTTCTGAATTCTCAACAATCCAAGACTCAACAAAAGTGATGTCTTCAATAGGAGTGTCGTGCTCTAGTTTTGAGTTCTTTTGGCTGTTTGATTTAAAGAAGTTTTGAGATAAATCCTTGATAGTCTCTTCAGAAAACACAATATTGTATTCCTCTTGTGTCTCTTCGTTGTATCTAGGTATTAATTGATTTGGTTGTAATACCAAACCCATCACTACTCTCTGCTCTTCGTCAACCTTTGCCATTGTAATGAGCTTTTCTTGTTTACTCATCGCTATGAAATGCTCAGTAGTTGCAGGGTCTTTTACCAAACTTATGGCAAAAACTCCCTTTGCACCCTTTTTAAACTTCGCTTCAAATGTCTTCATATTACTATAACGATTTAATTAACTTTTTGTCCCACTAAAAACCCGAATTTGCTTCCGCTGCTCTGTCTGCTGCCTGAGCTGATGTTACGTCTCCGCTTGTTACATAGGCTTTTATAGGAGCATTACCTTGATTTGATATTGAGTCTTGGATTGCATTGCTCTCAGTTCCTTCCACTAGGTTAAAACTAGGAGCAGATGGAGTTGAAGTACCTGCTCCTCCTCCAAGAGATGCGCCACCTGATGAGCCTCCTGACCCTCCAAGAGCACTAAGTCCTTTTGCGAGTGCGATTCCTGAAGTAGCTATTCCAATACCTGCCGATAGCTTTGTGCTTGCAATGTCTTTTAACAGAGATGCTCCGTCAATAGCCTTTGCAGGGTTTGGAGCTGTTCCTATCATTAATGGTATTGCGTTATGAGCAGCCGTTCTGTCTGCAATACTTCTAGAGGCTTGTATTGTGATTCCTGCAATACTCGCTGCATTGTCTGCTATTAATGAAACCGCTTGAAGTGCTTTGCTCTCTCCTGCTAATGAAGATAGGAGTCCAATTCCTGCCTTTGTATGCTGAAGACTTGCATCTTCCATTGCTCTCTTTGCATCTTCAACAGCTTGTTTCTCTGCAAGTTCCTTCTCATTTCTCTCCTTGACATACTTTCTCCTAGCATCCTCAACCTCATTTATTTTCTTGTACTTCTCTTCTAGAGCCAATATATCCTGTTTGTCTTGCTCCTCTTTCTCTTTTATCTTTGCCTCCGCCTCTGTTCTTTCTTGAGCTGTTAAAGCCGCAATTTGAGTCGTTACAAGTTTAGCTTTTCGCAGCTTTGCTGTCTCTAAATCTATAAGCCTAGCCTTCAAGTTTATCTCTTCATCAAGGTCTTCTTTTGTACTATCTCCCAATGCATTCTCTGCTTGTTTTGCTTGTAATCTTAAAGCCGCTGCCTCAATCTCTTTTTGAGTGATTTCATCTTCAATCCTCCCTGCTTCTTTTAAGAATTCAATTCTCTCTTTTGTAGAAAACTTCTCTTTGTCAATAGCTTGTTCTAGGAGCTTTGCTCTCTCTCTGTTTGCAATGGCTCTGTCTAAAATTAAGGCTCTATCTAACTTGTCAGCCTTAGCTCTTTGGTCTGCGATGATACCTGCCATTCTAGCCTCCTCTGTCATCTCTTTTACAAGTCCTTTGGTAGCATCTGCCAATGCATTAACCGCCTGATATACAGGAGATGTCTCAACTAGTAATTTTTTCATCCCTGCTCCTGCATCCTCAAGAGCACCTGAGAAGTCCCCTGAGAATGCCTTCTTGATTGCACTTCCTAGAAGTCCAAGTCCATCAGTTACTAGAGCAATTTGGTCAGTAACATACTCCTTGATTGCATCTCTGAAATCCTTCAACACTTGCTTTGGCTTTGTGAACACATCAATAACAAGCCTACCAAATGCAGCTAACCTATCAGTCAAAACACCTGTAACAGCTCCTATCATTCCCATTAATTTTGAGAACTTATTTTGCCCTGCCTCTGTGCTTTTAAAAGCCGCTGTAACCGCTGCGATAGTAACCACAATCAATCCAATTCCACTAGCTGCGATTGCTCCTCCAATTCCCTTGAATCCTAGAGCGATAGTCTTTAGACCTCCTGTGAACTTCTTGAAGTTGCCCAATGCTCCGCCTGTCATAGCATCAACAGAGCCTCCTAGATTATCGGATGACTTAGAAACACCATCAACATCTTTACTCAGGTCTTTTGTTGCATCTCCTAGATTCTCAACGTTCTTTGTTGCCTCTGCTGTGTCCGCTGTAAATTTAACTTTTACCTCTTTCATTATGATTTTATTATGCGTTTAATTTTTCTTTTAAGACCACCCCAAGAGTAAGCCACTTCATACTTTCCTTTCGCTATCTCTGTAGCATATCCTGCTCCGAAATAGTCTGACTTCCTCAACGTCTCTATTGCCTTGATTATCTCGTTATTCATTTTGCGTTTTGTGTTAAAGTTATATTGGTTACTACTCCTGTCACTACGTTTGTGTATCTGATAATCATTGACCTCTCTGACCCTGTGTTGTTATCAGAGTTGCACCTAATTAACATCATATTATCATCAGACCCTGACACACCAATAGTTGCCCAAGAAGTACCATCTCCTGTGCTAATCTTTGCCTGTGAATAATCACTATTTGCTCTAGGTACGTTGAAATACATATTGTTATAAAATGCATTTGCTCTGACTACTGAAGGGATATACACCCCATTATCAATAGTGGTATCAAACCCATTTATCAAGTCTAGTTTTGTGATTCCTGTTAATAGGTTATGTTTGAATTTATTGATACGATAATCAATCCCACCAATCGTGAGGATATCATTCAATCCTAACCTTGTGATTAACTGAGTTGGAAGCAAGGCATCATAATTGAAAGTCCTTCTTTTTAACTCAAATACAGAAGTGAGATAGTCTTCGTGATGTATGCTATATAGGTTGTTTGTCAGCTGCTCCCCATCCCAACACGAGAACTCACTCTCAAATAGTAGTGAATACATCGCATCTTGAGTACCAAACTGATTCATCGGCATTAGCATACTATCATTAATGGTCTGAGTTACGTTGTTACTAGTTACAAATTTGACCTTATTTAGGTTTACAGCTTGTTCACTTATGTAATGAAGGATAGGTTTTGGGGTTACAGGAGCTAACTTGTCATCAATTATGGAAGCTGTTGAGATTGTAGTCAATACATCTGTGGTTGCTGCGTCAGAATCAGTCAATCTCTCGTATACTAATTGCTCAAATGGTAACTTTATATCAACCTTCTCTCCATCAATTAGCTTGATAGGTCTTAATTGCTCGTAAATATTAACCAATGCAGAGCCATAACTCTGATTATCACGTGCTCTATTCTTAAATTCCTTGTTTAATATAGTCGAAGGGTCTTCAAATTTGAAGCCGATTGACTGATAAAGCTCTCCTCTCTTCACTTTGTAACTCTTTCTATCAACCTTATCTGTGATATCATAGCGATTTCCTTGAGAATAGAAGCTATCTAGTGTGTTTACATACATACTTCCATCATCTTGAGGAATTATCACAAGTTTGAACATATCGAACAACCCCTTTAAGAAGTCAACAATCTTCATTTCAGGCATCATATCACTCACAACAACCCTTGATTCTCTCACACTCTCTGAAGCTGTATTCACAACAGGAGACCCTCCGTTTAATTCTTGAATAAGATTTGCCGTATATCTGAATTCAGTATTTGTCTTCACATAAAAACGAAGTTTAAAGTCTGATGATGTTGACAGAAATGGCTTTGTAAATACCCTCTGAAATGACACGTTGTTGACATTCCCATCAGCACTCTCTGAAGCTGTAACCTCATAGTTAATATCTGTTGAAGTGCCATCGGAGTCAATACGTGTACCCTCCATTATAATTGTGTAAGGTATATTCTCATACCCAACAACATCAAACATATTGAAGTCAATATACATTGAATCTCCTGACCCTAGAGTGAAGCTCATCTCATTGGTGTTATAGCTAACATACGTCTGAGCACCTCCATCAAAATTAACAATGTCAGTTGACCCTCCAATGTTGTTATCATCATCTCTCTTTAACCACAGATACATCTGCTCGAATTCAGTAGTATCAAAGAAGTCATTTGAAAACACAATAGGATTCTCATACGGATATGCTCCCACATCATCAACCTTCAACACAACCTCCATACCTGTTGCCTCATAAGCATCGAATTGAGGTGTCAATTCAGGTTGCATAGTGTCAGATAGTATACTCACAATAGAGCCGCTTGATGTAGCCGAATAGCCATTAAAAGTGCTAATGAATGAAGCCATAAAAAAAGCTGTATCTGTAGCACTCACACCTGCAATAGTACCCACGTTATAAAGAACACCATTGAGAGTCAATTTAGTTAGACCACTAAAACTAGGTGTCTGTGTGATGTTCAAAGACACACTCTGCTTTGTACCTGTTCCGTACTTATGCTGTATGCCATCTATAATAGTTTTAGCCTTTAGGCTAGGTCTCAGGTCGCTCCAAGTGATACCTGTCCCCTGACCACTTGCAGCAATGTTGATATTTTCTCCAATGTCAGGAGATATGAAAGCACTACTATTATAAAAGTATCTCTTTGAAGATATTGGCGTATATACAACTTCTCTTTGTGCTCCTGTGCTTGATGTCAATCCATCTTCCAATCCTTGTCTCACAACAGCTCCTGTCCAATCGTGGTCGTTGTGTACGAAGTTTATATCTCCTAGCAAGTCATCTCCAATAGTGTCCTTGATGTTTGGAAGGTTTCCAAAGAAGTTAATTACATAGCCATCAATGACACCATCCTTGAAAGTAGCTTCTGACAATCTCCATTTCCCTGTCTTAAAAGGTACTCCATCAATATCAATATGTCCTTCAACTTTAGTCCTAGCATCAAAGCCATTGTCAATAGAAGCGTTGTACCAATGCTTAAAGTGTTTGTTGTTGTTAGGACTTGCGGGAATCGTAAACGTCTTAGAGAAGTCTCCTGTGTTCTTTGTGAGGTCTCCCACATCCAACACAGATGAGGTCAACTCAATAACCTCATCATCATATTGGTCTAGAAGCTGACCTTGTATATAGATATTAACCATTTATATATTGTTTATTTGGTTGTAAGCATACTCAAATTTCATCGTGTAGTTGATTAATCTCTCTGTTAATTTAGTTTTAAAAGAGGTTGATTTATCCTTCACGTTTACAGCTCTGTAAATTCCGTTAGTTTTGTCATATATCCAAATCCTTCTTGAGTATAAAATCTGTTGTATTATCTCATTCTCTCTCTCATTTATAAACCCTGTTGATGCAGTAACAGAGTTCCTAGCTTGAACATTGTATCTCAAAAACTGATGATATCCACTCTTCCCCTGACCTCTATTGCTCTCATAAACTGAATCAGTAACACTTGTCTCTTCCTTTCTGTCCTTAAAGAATGTGAAAGACTGCATTGCTCCATCCTTGTTTTGGAACATTATATCCATTGGAGTATATCTCGCTTCCTGATATACATCAAGAGTGATAGTAGCTCCCTGCCATTCAACCTCTAGGAACTGAGCTCCTGAGAAATCTCTCTCAATATCAATCCATAGGTATCTGATAATAGTACCCGAGTCAGGGTCAGGAATGATATTCTCTGTGAAACTAGGAGCACCGCCATCAGCTGAGATAGTGATGTCTCCTGAAGAAAACTCCCCAACAAAGAATGGCACAATCGTAATACCAAAAGCATTCACTCTGTAGTCCATCTCAGGCATTAGGAATTGTGTTGGTGTATTGAAGTTCTCTCCCTCATCTCCATACGCATATCCTAAGGTCATAATGTCATAGTCCTCATCAAATTTGGTTACATCATCTGAGTCATAAGTAACGAATGTGTACACCCACTTTTGATTGCCGTTGCCATCCATTACGAAAGTTCCCGCAACAGGTGTGAATGTATTAGGAGTATCAAAATCAACGAAGTCCTGAATCATACTAGCGATGTTAATCTTATGAGTACCTGTGCTCCCTGTTGTATTCTTGTATGTCAACTGATAACTATTCTCACTTGATGGTGTGTTGAAGTCTCCTTCCCATACCCACACATTCAATGTGTACTTCTCACAAGTGCCTCCTGTGTATGTCAACGGAGTTTCTATATAGTATGGACTTAATGCTCTTATCATTGTATTGTTATATTATCATTGTTTAAACTTATCTTATCAATCAAACCCAATAGCACCTCATCACTCACATATCCTTCCAATCCTAGAACACCCTCATCAAGCGCATCTGTAAAAAAGTGAGTGGTTGCAATACCTCTCTGAAATACACTAGTAGCAATCGCATATAGTATGCTTTTCCTTGACGTGAACTGCCCCTTCTTATTTCTAGGAGCTATCTTCTTTTTAATACTCCAACCATTGAAAGCCATAAAAGGAGGCTTCTTATCTGTGTACTTGAACTTGTTATTTGTTACCTTCCTCAGAGACTTTCCGCCACCTGCTCCCTTTACACCTGCATCAACAAACTCCCAATACTCTGCCATAGTGAAGATAATACTATCTCCTTTGACATCAGCCTTCATAGTCTTGTCAAGCTCTCCTCCGCCCTTCTTGAGCCTCTTCAGATTTGCACTCGCAATACGAATGACATCATCTCCAAGCCTCTGTAATGACTTCTCTAACATTGGTCAGAGCATAACGAAATACCCTCCATTGGCATCTCAACATCAAAACTCAATGACCACCCATCCATTAGATTCATACCCTCGAACTCAATCTGAGACAAGCTAGGATTTGATGAAGCTGTTATGTTGTTTTTGCCGTAGTCTCTATTTAGCTTTATCCAAATACTACTCAAAGCAGATAGGGTTGCATTGTGATTATCAGCCTCATTGTCATTGCTCCAAAACTTGTCATTCACATCCTCATTATTGATGTCTCTCTTGTCAACACACGTGAGTGTAACAGGAAACTTGATTGTTGAGGTTGAAGTGAACTCAGCCGATAGGATGCTCACATTGAAGATAGGGAAGATATTACCCTTCTCCCAATCGAAATCCTCAGGAAGCCTTGATAATATAGTAGTGATGTAATGGTCAGCCTCAGCCGTCTCCTTGATATGTCTTAGTAGTTGCGTATATGCGTTCATTATAGTTGTGTTGTATTACTTCCCTTCCTTAATATTGCCTCCATTTTCTGCTTGTCTAACTTATGAGCTAGGAATGTATGAAATTCCATTACTCCAATCTCAGTCACTTTGTTAATCTTGAGTATGTCTCCATCTGCCAACATATCAAGAGTTGCATACCAACCCCATTTCTCAAAATAACCTATTGAGCTTTTTTCAGTTCCTCCATTACTAGAGTAGATTTCAGGATATGATTCTTTAATTCCCTCGATAAATCGCAAAAAAAAACCAACATACCCAACACAATATTCATAGGAGCTTGCTTCATTATCTCAGCTCTGTCCTTCGTGCCATTGTATGGCTCAATCTCATAGCTTCCAAATGCCATATCCTTTGTAATAGGTCTGAACAACACAGCCATTGTCTTGTGAAGTGTCTCCATACTATTACCATACGTGCTCAAATCGATATACTCCCCTGTTGTAATCTCATCCAAGTTAGGAACGAAACCATACTCAACCTGATTCAATACAAATCTATTCTCAAAAGGAACTTCAGTATCTAATGCCTCTGTTATCTGTGCGTGGATTCCATCAAAATCACTCATTGAAATGTTATCCAAATCTCTGAATTTAATCTCTGTGAATATAGATATGTATCTCTTGATAAATGCTAACTCATCAAGACTATCTCTCTTCGCATTAAGCACATCTAACTTCTGAGCCTGTTCCAATGTGATGTCTGCAATGTTCTCAGGAAGCTGTATTTTTAATGTGTCTCTCATACTATTATAACGAATATTTTAAGATAATGTCCCTTTGCTTCAAATGTTAAAGTTTTGTTAAAATTATTAAAATATAGTTTGAGAAGTCTAAAAGGGTTGTATATTTGTAGCTCAATCAAAAACATATATTATGACACTTATTAAAAAAATACAATTAGCGGCTGAAAAAAATGGATTTAACGTTTACGTTTCAGGAAACAAAAGAGACTATAAGATTTGGAAAGTTGCAACTCATTCCAAAATGATGGGCTTACCTTACAAGGCTATTATAGGAGATGACAAAAATTTTGATGCACTATGCGGTCATTTAATGAGACAAAGAAAAGGGACTCAAGGATATAGATATATTAGCTATATAGCAGGTGTGTCTTCTAGGTGTGAGTTTATAGATGGAGACTTTACCTACGTGGTAAGTACTTACGGGAGAGGATATATGATTTTGGTATACAAAAACTAAAAAGGGAGCTAACTACTCCCCCTTTACTTTTACCTAATCTCAATCTTCCCTCTACTTCCTAGAGCATACAATGCCACGTATCTGAGAGCATCCAAGCTGTGATTGAACATATCACAAAATAGATTTGCACCCTTATTCGTATAGACGTAGTTATTAAGCTCATTGGCTAGGTTACTACTCTCAGGGTCAACAATCAACTTGTAGTCTTGTAGTAAAGCAACACCGGCCTCAATACTCCCTGCTCCCTTCTTTGCTCCAACTACATTGCAACCCATCCTTCTTATCTCATTGATGATTCCTGCTGATGCCGAGTCTCCTATGATGAGGTTTCTCCCTGCCACATTCATATTGATTTTGGCAATCTCTGAGTTAGTCAATCCGCTCATAAACAACTCCTCCTTCACGTAGATAACTTTCCTCTTCTTGTCTATTGCTACACCTACTAATGTTGTAGGGTCTCTGAATCCATAATCTTGGCCGTAGATAACCTGAAGACCATCAGGATTGAACTGACCGAACTCCCAATTCGTATAAACAATTCCTTCTGCCTTAGATAACCAACCTCCCATTATAACGTGATTATACTTCTCAGGATTGTCCTGCTTCATATCCTCAAAGTATTTTAAGGTCTCCTCAGGCACGAACTCTAGGCAA